AATTCTTATAGTTCCAACAACAATATACTTCAAATACATCATTATGATTAAAAGCAGAAACTGGAATTATATGGTCTAAGTGATAATCTTCACCGGGCCTTAGTCCAATATTATCAATAATTTCTTTTGCGTCTATATTATATTTTTTTAATAACTGCTTTTCACATTTACCAGTTTTACACAATAATCTTATTCTTTGAGATATTTTATATTTTAATCTATATACTGGATCTGTTTTTCGTAAAAAATACTTTCTATCTTGTATTTGTCTTGTTCTTTTTTTCCTAAAATTAATATCTGTATTATATTTTTCTTTTCTATAAAAATTATAGCACTCTTTACATTGCAATCTTTGTGAATAAAATTCTTCCTGTGGTTTATTTAATCCACATTTAACACATTTTTTCATCTACTCTGAACTAACTCGCAATAGTATTTATATTAAAAGGGGAGTATTTTATACTCCCCACCCTGATAATTGCGAGTTAGTCAGGTATCATTATTTATTGAAGGTATTTTACACTCTTTAGGAGATATTTGTTTTATCTCCCAAATAATATCATTTTTTGCTTGACTGGGAATGTCTTGCTTAAGGACTCTCCCAACCATCAATTTAGCTTGCAAACAGGTTAGAATAATAGATTCCATAAGTAACTAATCTATTAAGTTTTAGCACCTTGTAACTACGTCTTTTCGTAGTTCTAATAGCAATCGGTCTTCTTTTCTTTGGTGAACAACATCGTCGTTTTTAACGATGTCCATTAGTTCCCACGCTGCATCGCAACTTATTGTGACTGGATATTCAGTTTTCGTAAGTTGTGGTGATGCAAAAGAAAGAAGTGGAACCCATGCTAAAAGCAAAAGTGCTTTAGTCATAGGATGAACGTTAGAGGACTATTATACCTCTATTCATTGTATATAGGTAGGTTTTGTGCTGAAACTGTAACAATAGATACTAAACTGTATCATTATTATACTAAAAAACGTGAAGATTTATGAAAACCCTCACGTAAGAAAATTTTGGCGGAAAAATTATTGGCGATCTGGGAAACTACTTCCGCTTTTTGGTTTTGGGTGCCTGATAACCCCATGTCTTTGGGTTAATAGTTCCATATCCAAAGTCAATATTCTTCAGGTTCTCACGAAACTTATCCCAATACATATCAAACAGTTTCACTCGACCACCACGAGTCAGATCAAAACACATCTCACCATCAACAACATACTTTATAATGTAACAGTCTCTGGGCGCTTCTTTAGTACAGACATCAGCATATGTACCATTCTCGACAATAATTTCACAACCGTAGCGTGACTTGCAAGATTCCTTTTCTGCTGTTGTCCAATGGTCCATATGCTTTTCCGTATTGGGTTTTTTTTCAACTACATTCACGAACGACCTCCCCAGTGAATATCGGGATAGGCTTCCGCTACAATTTCTTTCGTCAGTTTATACTTGGTTGCAAGTCTCTTATCTTTGCACATGCAGACAATTTCTGCTTCAAGAGGATGAAGACCTTGAAGAATGTTAATGAACATTGTTTCTCTACGCAGAGAACTCAGACTATCATTACCACCCTTCACAAAGTTATAAAACCTTTGATATTCTTTACGAATGGATGAGTGTCCTTGATCTTGAGAACCAAGTGACTGAGAACCAAGTTCTCCCATCTTTTCAACTGCATCGGCAATCTTTTCACTTAAGGTTCCTTTGAAGGAGTCCATCTCATTCACAGCAGAATAAGGAACATCTCCAGGAGGAAGTGCCGAAACAACAGTCTCGTCAAAGTTCCAAATGAAAACTGCTTTCAAGGAAGGATGCTCATACTTTTTGAGCACTTCTACCTTTTTAGCATCAGTCTTTTGCTTATTCACAAGATTCAGAACTTCAAACATGAAAGGGTTTGCAGGAAGATCTGAAATTACTTCTGGCGCTTTAGCAACTTTTGCAGTTGCTGGTTTTTTTGTGGCAGTGGTCTTTGTCTTAGTCGTCGCTGCCGTCGTCTTCTTCGTCGTAGTCATGATAGTTCTCAAAGTTAAATGCAATCACCTCATCTGGAATCAGGTTACCCTGGTTATCGAACATTTCGGGGTGAGGTCTTGGAATTTCCCGATAGTTCATCATATATTCTCTTGCTACCCAACCTGTTACAAGTCCCACTATAAGAAACAAAACGGTTAGAAAGGAACCAAATACTAAGCTAACTGCGAGCATTTCTTTTACCTCGGGAAACTACTTTTTTCTTCCTTGACTTAAAGGAAAATTCAAAATAGATAGTGACTTCCCGATTTAGAAAGCAAACTATCTTCTCAAAGATAATATGGAATGGTTGCGTTTGCTTTCTTTTCCCTCCATTAAGTATGAGTTCAATACCACGATTAAAGTGGTCGTCAGTTTTATTTATGTTCGTATCAGACGATTTGGTTTTCTTTGAGGAATTTGATTGTGTCAACGGATCCTCCTAGTTTTTGATCATCACAAATGACTTGAGGAAATGTTGAACCTTCCCCAAACTCAGCATAAAACTGCTCACGTGTAAAATCTTCTCCTAGATTATACACGACAAACTGTAGATTCGTCAACTCTAAAACTTTTTTGACCTTCTCACAGTAAGGACAACCATCTTTTGAATAAACTGTGAACTTCATATTTCTTAAAAGACTACTACAAATTTATAAGAGAAAAAAGGAGGGTATAAACACCCTCCTTAGAACCACCAACTCACCTCTCCCACCACAGAGAGGGTCTTCATTCCCAAAGTTACAAGGAGTGTTGAAGACCTTGTTATTATAAGGTAAAAATAAAAAACCGTCAAGAGCTTGACGGATGTTGGTTTTATGACTAGACTAGGTTTGTTCCCGTTGAAGATAAATTATATCTTATAAAGGTTTAGGATACTTATCTTTGACCGCTTGAATTTGTGTCGCCATTTCTGGTGGAAAAACTCCAGCGTGAAATAGAGCATCGAGTTGATCACCAATAGATGGGTACTCTGGTGCTCTTTGGCGTTGGTATTCTGTTAAATTATACTCTGCTTGGAGTCTTGCTATTTCTGATTCAACTTCTTCTTTTGTTGGTTTTGGTTGAGTATTGGTTTCAAACCAATTTAAACCATCATAGTTTTGACCATTTAATCCCCACTCTGCTCCTGGTCTTAATGAATTTATTGCGTCAATTATCGTAATCATCCTGCTATCTCCATAAGAACTATTTGACTGCTAGTATCAAAACCACCATCAAGTCCTCTACTATTTACATAGAGTGATTGTCCCCACACTTGAATTTTATAAGTTGTTGATGATGTTGTTGACGGACTATCTACTAGGAAAATAACTCTGGAATGAACTCCATAATAATCTTGTCCAGCAACCTGTCCAAAGTATCCATCAGCACCACTCCCTATTTCTGTAACCCCTCTCATCAATCGTGCGAAAGAGTCTCCACCAGCCGATGTTGCCGAAAAATTGACGTGCCCTAATATCATTATTCGACTACTTGTGGATGATGGGGTTATGGAAACAGAAAGACCGGGGACATCAGTTGGAGTTCCTGTTCCTGCTTGATAATATTGATCAGTTTTATTAACAGAAACAACTTGAAGGATTCCACCAGTTTGATTGAGTATTTTTCTTCCAGAACTATTTAAAATTGATGTATTAGCAGTTGGTAACGTAATATTACCAACTGCATCTCCTTGTAAAAATACAGTTCCACCAGTTCCTGTCTGGTTTAGCATTCTAAAGTTTGCTTTATCTGATGAAAGATATAGATTGAGTCTGTTTGAGTTTATTGAATTTGATGGATCTTCAATAAGCAGTTCTACTTGATTTCCATAAAGATGAAGTTTTCTACCTGGAGATACTGTTCCAAGTCCTATGTTACCATTACTATCAACTCTTAATGCCTCAGAACCACCTTCACCAATCGCAACAGTATCAGCACTCGGAAAGAAGATACCGGTGTTTGAATCTCCACTTGGACTTATGGATGGAGCACTTGTAGACCCGGCAGAAACTACAAGATTTGTAAATGTAGAAACCCCAGAAGAACTTAAAGTATTGCTACCAATTTTAATACTTCCAGACTGAACATCTAAGGCACTCGTGGGTACAGACGTTCCGATACCGACTCTACCGCTGGAATCTTGGTAGACACCGCCAGTACCAGATTGATGTAACCAACGATTGAACCTTATATCAGACATTTATATCAAGGTGTTTTGAGTATTTATTATCCCAAAAAGTAACCAGAGAAATTGGTGCTATCATCGTGGAAAACATTAGCACTAGCATATGCTTCCACCCAATCACCAACGGACATTTGTACTATCGCACTGATACCACCTGCCTCATAAGTTGCTCCACTAGTACTTTCATATCTAGCGTTTAAATCACCAGAATTTTTTCTTATATCCATGTATCCATTTGTTGCTGTTCCTCCATAATGTTGGGCGGTTAGTATTACCAAGTACATTCCCTCTACAGGAGCAGTAAATCTCCCAGTTGAAGTACTATAATGACTTCCAATATTAAATCTAACCCCAGTGAAAACAATAACTCCCGAACCGATAGGTGTTGATGTCGGATAAACACTAAACGCTGGTTGATTTGGTTTTATGACTCTACCAGTCGAATCTATGCGTACTTTTTCAGAAGCATTTGTCTGAAAGATCATATAGTCGCCATTATGAACATAATTAATAGCGCCTTGTGTGGTTGAACCTACGGTATCAGTAAATGCTATACTTCCAGTGCCTGTTGTAGTTGTTGAATGGAATGTAAGTCCAGGACTAGAACTACCAGAAATTACAACATCATCACAAGCACCATTAAATCCAGAAGTGCTTGTTGTTTTGATACCAATATTTGAGTTGCTATCAGTTCTTAATGCTTCTGTACTTCCAACACTTACGACTATTCCACTGGAGAATGTAGAAACTCCAGTTACATTAGCATTATAAGTAATGGTTCCACCAGCAGTCCCAATAGCGACATTAGTTCCACTTGCAGGAACAATAGCATTAACCCTGAGACTACTAGCCATTTATAAACTCCGTGTGATTATCAACCAGCGAGTGCTGATGCTGCCTCTTCGTTTCTTTCTGCTGCTGTTTTGACTATACCTTCTGCGTAAGCGGCAAGAACCATATCAGGTTTGTTAGTCGCTGTGATTGCTTCGTTGTTATCGAGTTTATGCTTTACATAAAGATCGCAGATTTCATCAATCGCAATACGGGCACGGTTATGTGCTGCATTATCAATCCAGTCTTGAACATCAGCAGCAATATATTCCATCGCTTTGGTTTCTGCCTCAGTTAAAGTAACAGTATAATCCATAATAGTTTATAAGTTTCTTGGTATATTTAGAAGTATTTATAGTCCAAAAAGACCTTTGAGTTCTTCTATGCTGAGACCTGCTGCCTCAAGTTTTTGTTGAGGAGTGAGAGGTTCTGGTTCTGGTGTTGGGTCTGGTGGTAGGGGTTCGTTACCTTCTTCTAACCAGGCAAGATATTCTGTTGAGTTTTCAACATTATGCCATTCATTGGTTCCTATTTTATTTGCAGATGATCTATCTTGATTTAATTTGAAATTCATATCCTTATCTCCTTATAATTCAGCAGAAGCTCTAATACGAACATAAGTATGACCACACACTTCACCAGCAGAAAAGTTTCCAGATGTTCTAGAAGCTACAGATGAAACAGCACCTATTGTTGGAGGTTGGTTATTACCATAGGTTACAGCAGTACTGCCTCCATTATAATATATAAATCCAGAAGCTTGATATGCTGTATCGTAAGTAATTACGGATGGAGCAGTTCTCATTAATGGAGAAAGAGGTATGGTAAAATAACCATTTGTTGAACCAGGATACATATTAAGTGTTCCCCCATTATATTCTTTTATTTGATAATATCTTTCACATAATGCTAACTCTTGTCCATAAGACCTTCTCTCAAAGGGGGTCGCGACTGTGCCTGATTCTAATTGAACACCGGTGAGATAGAAAGTAGCACCAGAATTGCTAATCCAATTAACTTGATTAGTTGTTCTTGATGCATATGAAGTAGTTCCCCAAGTATTTGCAGTAACATTAAAATTAGAACCTCCACCAAAATCCCAGTTAATAAAGGCACCAACCCCATTAGTAGTCAACCAGGTTCCTGTTGTATCTCCTGCAACGGTGATAGTTTTATATTCCCAAGTATTTGCAGCAATAATTGTATACTCTGCAACATAACTTCTATTTCCAGCAGAATTGAATATTGAAAAACAATATGTTCCAGTGAGGCTTGATTTTACCCAGAATTGAATGGTGAAGAACTTTGCACTAGAAGAACCATAAAGCAAATCTGCCCAATTATACCCTTCTATTGGGTGAGTCAATTGTGCAACTTGAGCCGCTGAAGCAGATCCACCAGTACCAACAGTAATTTTTAAAGAATTTGTAAAGCCAGTTGGAGCGTCGGATACTTGTTGTACTGTACAAGAACTTGCAGACGTTGATTCTGTAAAACGAAATCTATCAACACCAAAGGTAGCAGTAGCATCAGCAACCGTCACACTCGTCCCAGCATTTCTCTGATCGATCCTCATATCCCCGTTGATTATCCGGTTCCGGGCACCAGAAATAGGACCGTCATTAATTGCTCCAATATAAGCCGTTGTAATACCAGCAGTCGAAACACCACTAATACGAGTTGTGTTAATATCTGTAATTGTAGCAGTTGAAGCTGAAATGTTACTATTAAAAGTAACGGTAGAAACTCCAGTATCAGACTGAATATTATTAACTATAATTCTGCTAGTCATACGATTGTCCAAACTCCTTGTACTGTGACGGTGTAACCAGCACCGACTGTGACTGTTCCGGCAGTAACTCCGTTGGTCCCTAATGGTATCGTCACATTCTCATCAATGGTATTTTTATTTGTTTTGATAACTCCATAACTATCAACCCACTGTGTAGCACCATTAACACTAATAGGATCTTTAAAATCAACTGTGCTTCCAGTTTGTGAGCGAATATTTTGAACGTAGATGCGAGTCATACAATCACCCACTCACCGTTGACTGTGACTTCATAACCTGGTTGAATTGTTATTGGACCGGAAGAAAGACCATTACTCCCCACTGGAATAGTCACATTTTCAGTAATAGTATCACGGTTGGTTTTAATGACTCCATAAGAATCTACCCACTGCTTATCACCATTTGCGGTGATAGTATCTTTGAACTCCGTTGTTGCGGAGGTTGAGTCAATAATATTAGCCTTGAGTGTGCTCATCGGAGGTTTTTAGATATTTATAGTTTGTATCTAATAATAACAATACCAGGTGCTCCAGTAGCAGTACTTCCAGGACCTCCTTGATAGTCAGCACCCCCGCCACCGCCACCATAACCAATAGCAGCAGTTCCATTTGCGTTTCCAGTTCTTGCTCCAAGACCACCAAGA